CATGACTAGTTCTGACGTCCTAAGCCTTACATCACGTGAGCGGCTCCTTTTCAACCTCGGGATCAAATATTCCGCACTTTGTAGAACGCGGAAGTATATGAACCTGCAGGAGAAATTAGAGTATCTCATGCTGATGCGGTTAGATGGTCTTTTGAACGAGTCGATGACTCTCAAAGAAGGCCAATTGCGTTACGATGCATGGGTAGCTCTTATGACCGGTCTTGTGGAGGATGTGTTCTCACGCGACACTGCAGCCGAACTAGGCTGTAGTGAAGAGGAGGCACTCCACCATCTGATCGGTTCATAGGAGCTGACATGGAAGAACTTCAAGTTCTATATTTCCATGTCCACACCTGAGGGTGGTTTAGATTATGCCGTAAGGCAAATCTCGTAAGGTTATTCTCAACTCCTTTCTTGAGGTATTTCAATGAAACGTGTAACGACAGGGATACTCGACCCTTTAAAACGGGTCTTGCTTCCAATCGTGACGTTTGCTCTCCTGGTCTACCTTCTGGTAGACTTTCGAGAGATATATCTCAAGAGTTGGATGTTTGAGCTCTTTAGCCCTACGCACTCAGTCGAGCTGAATGTTTCTCGAGTCAAAAAATGACTCTCGCGACAGAAGCTCTCACTAAGAGAAGTGAGTTACTGAGTACTCGCTCTGACCCTAGTAGATATGACTATTCCGGTGAGACCTGGGAGGAGAGGGTTACCTTAGGCGGTCAAGTAGTTTATAGGTCCCGTTCATTTGACGATCCTTCGTCACTTGGCGGTCCTATCTTCTTACCTGGCGTTTGGGGTGCCTCTTTCTCTCTTTGGGTCGTCGGAACGTTATATCGTAAGGGATCAGTAGTCAGGTCTTCGTGGCTACGTCGCCGTTTCCGTGCAGTCCCTAAACAGGATGGTACGGAGATAGTGCGTGGAACGGATACACCTGGCTTCCCGTTTGCAAGTTCAATTCGCAAACGTCTCTACGCTCCTAGATCAGGGCGTAGTAGGTTCAAGAACCAACCTACTCGTTTTTCCTATCCTAGACCGTCTCCGGAGATTAAAACTCTTCAGAGAATTACGTGTCGAAACCGTGATGGAGTTTTTCTGTCTTTAACGACAGTTCCATACACCGATTACATACGTACATGGTCGGGGGTTCGCACCCCTGGCTATGGGCTAAAGAAAAAGAAAGCGAGGCTGCCGATTAATAATCACAGCGTCTCCATCTGGCGCCAATCCGAACCCAGCCAATATCATTCTAAGGTCAGTAGAACCGACCCGAGTGATAACAACTGGTGGTTGGAGTTCTTTGGAGATCCCGGTACCTTGAACCTGCCTGGCACGATCGCTCATGATGAGCGGTCAAGATTCCAAGCCATTAGGCGTATTATCGACAGAGCTGAGAATGGCATTGAAGGTAATGTCGCTCAGGATATCGTGCAGTTTCGTCAACTCGGCCGCACTTTGAATGATGCGGTTACGAGGATGACTTCTGCTGTACGTTATCTCCGGAGTAGAAATATCCCGGGGGCTGTCGAAGTCTTATGGGCTGGAAAACCGCACCAGATACATCGCAGTTGGGGAGGCCCCGAAGCCCAGCGGCCGCTAGCTGATAATTGGCTAGCTATGCAGTATGGGTGGAAACCTCTCCTTCAAGATGTTCATGGTGCGTTTGAGTCGTTGGCTAAGTTTGACTTCGCCGACTACAACATCCGCCAGGTGAAGGCCTCTGGTAAGTCCAAATCTGTCGAACGGAAGTCTATTGTTACCTATGACGGCCACGTGAGTGGTATTCTACAAACTACCGTAGAGTCCCGCACGAAAATCGGCCTGAGGTTCCAGTTAGACAACAATCTGACGACATTTCTGGCTCAGACTGGCTTTTTAAACCCAGTTAACCTCTTCTGGGAGATCCTTCCGTATTCTTTCGTAGTCGACTGGTTCTTGCCCATTGGTCCTTACCTCGAAACCCTCAGTGGGTTTAAGGGATTGACCTTTGTTGATGGGTTTCAGACTCAGTTTACACGGAAGATACATCAAGCCGTTGTTGACTCTTCTTGGAAGAGTGGGAACTACGACGAGGTGGTGAAAGGGGATTATGAAGCAGAGGGCATTCGCCTTGACAGGGAGAAGATTTTATCCTTCCCTGCGGCGAACTTCCCGAGCTTCAAAAATCCGATATCCTTTACCCATACGTTGAACCTTCTTGCTCTGATGACTTCTGCCTTTTATGGCGGTTATCACCCGAAAAGTGATTAACAGAGGTACGGCTCCACCTTGATTTAATCAGGAGTTACTATGAGCGCCTTTGCTCCAGTAAACGTCGCAGGGATTACGAGCGATGTCGTTATTACGACTAGCGCGACAGTCGGCTACGACGCTACTTACAGCCCCGTTGGATATGTTCAACCAGGGGTTGCGAAGTGGGAGAACCGTGCTTCGGGCGTGCCCGTCGGTTTTCCAACACTCACTTTGTCGGTCCGTCCTCCCACTAAGGGAAGCCGAGTTTACAAAGTGGCTGTTAAACTCTCAATTCCCACGTTGGAAGCAGTATCGGGGGCCAATGTGTCCGGCTTAACGCCGGCTGCACAGAAAGCCTACGACTGCACCGCCGTGCTTGAGTTTTTGTTGCCAGAGCGCAGCACGCAGGCTGAGCGATTGATTTTAATCAATCAGCTTGTTGCTGCTCTCGCGACAACAATTACAGCAAGCGATGGGTCTCCGTCTGCAACGACGGATTCTCCCATTCGCCCCGCTGTACTGACGTTCG